TGGGGCGTATCCCTAGTTCGTGGACACTCTCACCGTATGGGTGCCTATTATCAAACATACAATATCACAGGTCAAGAACTTCGTGGATATGAAATAGGCCACCTTTGCGATGAAAACAAAATGGATTATTCCATTCAAAAAAACTGGCAAGCAGGATTTGCAATAGCACACGTTGTTAATGATTATCCGCATATGCAGTTAATTCAGATTACACGAGATTATACTTGTGTTGTCGACGGTAAAACATTTACCGCTTAAAAAAGGAGAATAAAAATATGAAGATTAATCAAGCAATGATTGAATCTTATGTACGTAACTTGGCTGGACAAATTATTGGTGCTGCAACAATTGTTGCTGCTTCAACACATGTTCCAATTTCAAGTTTCGGAGGACACGAAATCCTACTAGTAGCAAACGCACTATGGGCATCTATTGTGCCAGTGGCATTACGATATGCTAACAAGAAGGATCCAGCATTCGGTCTTGTAGCAAATGCAGTTACATCAACTGTTACAAAAAAGTTGGACGAGGCTTCAAAGCCAAAGACAACCGCTAAGAAGGCAGCACCTAAGAAGGCTGCTAAGTAAGCAGAATAATTAAATAATGTATTGTAAAAGATGCACTGGAAGAGTGTTAGTGGACAGGGTTTATTCCCAAAAACTACGCATAGAACTTTATTGCATCATGTGTGGGAATCGCTGGATGATCAAGAGAGACACTAGGTTTGGAATATGGCTGGCAAAACAAGAAAGAAGTCTACACAAAAGTTTAGGTATTTCTATCTAAACAGTGACCTTCATAAGGTTTTAAGACAGTCCCGAGCCGAAGACCTAATGGTTGCTTGGCACTACAAGTCGGGAAAGCGTGTTGCTTATAGTTTGTACGATGTATATAAAAATAAGCAGCATGCCTACCCGATCTCACAAGTTGTTAAAATTATTGGAAAACATGAAGACACGATCAAAAGACATTTGTATTCTGGAAACATTCAGTTTCCACAACAAGCATACTCTTTAAATGGAAATAAAACTCCAGGTAAATATTATTGGAGTGAAGATGATATTCGTCACATGCACGACTTTTTTAAGACAGTGCATAGAGGCAGACCAAGAAATGATGGTATGATTACACCAGGCGATATGCCAAGTAGAGCAGAAGTTGAAGCAACTATGAGACAGGATAATATTTTGTACGTTAAGAATGATGATGGAAGTTTTGTTCCAGTTTGGAAACAACCAGAATGGTAGAAAAAATTAATAAAGATGCTAAACAAGTTTTAGACCAATCATTAAAAGTTTTGGAATACGCTATGGAACTTGCCGTACAAAAAGAAGATTTAGATGCTATGGTTGGAATATCAGATCGCTTAATGATGCTATATCAGCATTTGGCAGATAAAAATATTAAGAAGTTTAAGCCAGGCTTCTCTTTAATTGAAAAGGAAGATGTAAAAAAAGATGACGAACTCGACTAATGTAAAAGTTGAATTACAATTCACACGCAATTTGGGTAACTACGAAAGTTTAAAAATTGCCATTGGCATTGAAGATTATCAAAGAGCGGGTGAGCATATTGACGATGCCACAAATAGAGTGTATGATTTTGTAGAAAAGAAGTTAATGGAAAAAGTTAATGAGATAGAACAGGAACTTAAAGGTAAGAAATGACAAAAGATGAGGCAAGATTAGCGTATGGCTTAGTAGCCCTATATTGCACTCTTTTTAAAGAAACTTACGGTAAGTTACCAGTAGTAAATCGTTATCGTGAAAAATGGGCTATGCAGGATGTTGTTGATAGCCTAGGGTATGACAGAGCAAAAGTAATATTAGAATATTACTTTAAGATCACAAAATCTGGTCATCCATTAAACTGGTTTTTTTATAACTTTGATAAGTTAGATATTAGTTTATCTCAACTTGAAGAAGATAAAGGTAGAAGAGAATTGATAAGACAGAAAACAAAGGCTATGGTAGAGGAATACGATGAACAGTGAAGCAGCAGTAATTACGGCGGTTTGCGAAAATAAAGATATTTCAACTGTACTTGCAGAAAACATTGATGAAGTATTCATATCTCACAAAGATGTTTGGGAAGGTTTAAAATCTTACTACCTAAAGTTTAAGGCTGTTCCAGACATTTCAGTATTAAAAGAAAAGTTTAAAGATTTTGAACCCGAAAAGGTTAAAGGCGAGACAGCGTATTATTTAGATAACCTTAAAAACGAATACCTTGCTGGAAGATTAAGAAATGTTTTGTTAACTGCAGGTTCAAGTTTAAAAACTAATGCATCTTCAAGAGTTATTGCAGATATGCAAAAAGAGTTAACGGGCCTCAGTAGATTAACAAATAATGTAAGAGACGTTGATCTTACAGATTTTAAATTAGCAGAAGAGCATTTTAAATCTGTATCAGAACGTTCTGCAGCAATGGGCGGAAGTCCAGGAATTTTAACTGGCTTTAAAGCAATTGATTATGCATACCCTACAGGAATGGCACCAGGACATTTAATTGTTATGATTGGTTGGCCTGGACGTGGTAAAACTTGGATGTCATCTTACCTTGCATGTAAAGCATGGGAGCAAGGATTTAAACCAATGATTATTTCTCTTGAAATGACTCCTGAAAATATGCGTGACCGTATTTATACAATGCTAGGTTCAGGTATGTTTAAGGCATCAGATTTTTCAAGAGGTCAAGTAGATATTAGTTCATTTGATGATTGGGCTACTAAAAAGTTTGCCAACAAGAATCAATTTATTCTTGTATCAAATGAAGGAACTGGTCAAGTAACTCCACAAACAGTTCAGGCAAAGATTGATCAACATAAACCTGATTTAGTTATTCTTGATTATCATCAATTATTTAATGATTCATCTGGAGCAAAGTCTGAAGTAGAACGCAACCGCAATATTTCTCGTGACTTTAAATTGTTAGCAGTTCGCAATAATATTCCAATCATTGATATTACTGCTGCAACTATGGACGATGTTTCAGATCAAGATTCCCCGCCTTTACTTTCACAAGTAGCGTGGTCAAAGGCTATTGAGTATGATGCTGATATGGCTATGGCAGTTCACAAAACTCCAGATACAAATATCATCGAGGTAGTAAGTCGTAAAAATCGTCACGGTACAGAATTTGGATTCTTTTTGGACTGGGATATTAACAGAGGTGTTGTAAAAGAGGTTTACGAAAACCCATTGTAAATATGTAATGATTTCTTATCTTGGTATAATTAATACCAAAGATAGGTTATCATGTACCCACGTAAAATACATGACTTCTGGATTACTGGAGTCATAAAAGATGACTCGAAGTTTCAAAGTTCGAGAGAGAATTACGAAAGGCTCTTAATCCAGCAGATGCGGGATAAGGGTTATATTCCAGTACTTGACATGCAGCCACAATTTAATGTAAAATACAATGAAGAGAAGGATCAATACACCTTTAATCTTGTAATGTACGGCATGTATCTTGGCAAATCAAAGGCTAAGAAATATGAAGGATTTTCAGGGCAGAGTTTAATAACCAAAGGATAATAAATGTCAGACACGTATACTAGGGCGGATTTACGCTCTATCTTGCGTTCCGCAAATGTAGAAGTAGTTTCAGAAACAGGCACAGATTTTCTTTGCTTATGTCCATTTCATAGAAACATGGACACACCTTCGTTTGCAGTAAGTTACTCCAAAGGTCTGTACGTGTGCTATAACCCGTCCTGCGGGTCATCTGGGACAGTTTTAGAACTGGTTAAACAACTTACCAACAGAAACGATTTTGAAGCCCTTAGATTTATTCAATCAAATAAGTTAACATCTGAGCAGATGCTAGAGCAAGAGTTAAATGACTTGTTAGAAGAAACACCAGACTTTGTGCAATTTCCAGAAGATACTTTAATTAAATTAAATAATGGATTAATTTTAAATGAAGCAGCAAAAGAATATTTAAAATCAAGAAAAATTGATATGCCAGCAATTGAACATTTTAATATGGGTTATTCTGAAAATATGGGCATGGTTACAGTTCCATTGCATTCTCCAGACGGTGTTGCCGTTGGAATTATTGGTAGATCAATTACAGATAAAAGATTTAAGAATAGTGTAAACCTTCCACGCAACAAAACCATGTTTAATTTACATAGGGCTAAACGTGAGGGTGGAACAATTATTGTTGTAGAGTCTAGTTTTGATGCTATTCGTTTATGGCAAGCGGGGTATCCAAATGCTGTCGCAACCCTAGGTGGAAGCATATCAGATATTAATATACAGAATTTAAATAAATATTCATCAACAATTATATTGATGACAGATAATGATTCAGCAGGACGTGCTTTAGGTCACACTATTGCAAGTAAATTAAGAAATAAAAATGTCCTATGGGCATGCTATGATAATGGTATTGTATACCCGCACCTTGCAAAAGATGTTGGGGATATGACAGACGAAGAAATAAAACAGTGTGTAAAAAATGCAATTCCGCATTTTGAGTACGCAGTTTCGTGATATAATAGAACAACAGGGCAACATATAGCCCACTACACAAGGAGAAATATATTATGGGTATCGTAACAGGCTTAGCAGCAATGAATAAGCAAATGGAAAGACCAGCGTCCTCTGGTGATGGACAAAAAGGAAGATGGCTACAACTTAAAGATGGTCAATCTGTAAAAATCCGCTTCATGCAAGAACTAGATCCAGACTCACCTTCATACATTGAAAAAGCAGGTCTTGGTTTTATTGCAGTAGAGCACACAAATCCAAAAGATTACAAGCGTAAAGCACTTTGCACAATTGAAGATCAAGGTCGTTGCTACGGATGCGAAATGCATCGTCGTGACATCAAGGCTGGTTGGAAGGGTCGTTCACGACTTTATGCAAACGTTCTTGTAGACGATGGCGAAGAAGAGCCATATGTTGCAATCTTTTCTCAGGGTGCAGGACCAAAGTCTGCTACACCTGAAATCATTCAGTATGCAGGAGAAACTGGTAGCATTACAAATGTTATGTGGCGACTAAAGCGTACAGGTGAAAAGACTGACACTAACTATTCAATTATTCCTCTGCCAACAGCAGATGCTTCACCAGTTGATTTAGCAAAGTATGAATTGTTTGATCTTGCAAAGACAGCAGTTCGTGATGTTCAGTATGCTGACCAAGAAAACTTCTATCTCGGAATTACTTCCGATTCATCTGATGCGGAAGCATCATCAACTTCATCCGCTGTAGAGTGGTAAGAGGTAACTAATGTCTGAGTTTGTCCACCTTCATGTGCATAGCCACTATTCTCTTATGGATGGTTTAAATACCCCAAAAGAGTTACTTAGTGCTGCTCATGAAGTTGGGCAGACCGCATTAGCAATAACAGATCACGGCTCTTTAGCATCACACAGAGATATGCAAATTGCTGCTAAAGAATTAAATATGAAGCCAATTTTAGGCTTGGAAGCATATATTTCTGTAACAGATCGTTTTGATAAAAGAGCGGTTTCAAAACGTGACGACAATACATCTTTATACAATCACATTATCTTGCTTGCAAAGAATGACCTAGGAGTTAAAAACTTACAAAAACTTTCACAGATTGCATGGACAGAGGGTTATTACCATAAACCACGCATTGATATGGAAGTGCTATTTGAATACGGCGAGGGTATAATCGTAGTATCTGGATGCATGAATGGTCTTATTTCAAAGGCTATTGAGCGTGGAGATATGAATAAGGCTAGGGAACTTGTCAAATCATTTAAAGAAAAATTTGGTGAAGATTTTTACATTGAAGTACAATCACACAATCCAAAAAAATTAAATGCTTCATTGCTTTCTTTAGCAGATGAATTTGGTGTAAAGCCAGTTGCTACGGGAGATTGTCATTTTGCTAAAAAAGAAGAAAGAGATTTGGAAGAACTTTTACTTATTCTTTCTACCAAGCCAGCACAAAATAAGGAAGCAGATTACACAAGTGGTCGTGCACGATCTAGTGTTATTGATAGGTTTGACCATCTTTATCCCAATCGCCCTATTAGTTTCGCTGACATTAACGTTTATATTCAATCCCGTTCTGAAATTGAAGCAGACTTTGTTAAAGAAGGCATAACAAGAACAGATATTTTTGAAACAACAATTGAAATTGCAAACAAGATTGAGGTATATGACTTTCATGAAAATCTTGATTTGTTACCAGTACCAAAAGCAAATGCACTAAAAAGTGTAAAAAAGATTTGCGAGGATTCACTCGTAGAAAAAGGTTTAGATAATGAAGAGTACAAAGAAAGACTTAAAGAAGAACTTAAAGTCATCGGTGATAAAAACTTTGCTAGTTATTTCCTTGTCGTTGGCGATATGGTTGGCTGGGCGAAAGAAAATGGCATCAATGTTGGACCAGGTAGAGGATCCGCTGCAGGATCTTTAGTATGTTATTTGATGGGTATTACAGAAGTAGACCCAATCAAGTTTGACTTGCTATTTTTTAGATTTATTAATCCAGAACGTAATGACTTTCCAGATATTGATACAGACTTTATGGATCGTCGTCGTGGAGAAGTTAAAGAATATCTTCGCAAGAAATTTAAACATGTTGCTTCTATTTCTACATATCAGTATTTTAAAGATAAAGGTGTTATTCGTGACGTTGCCAGAGCATTTCTTATTCCGCTTGGTGAAGTTAATAAAGCACTAAAGAATGTTGAAACATTTGAAGAGTATGAATCAAGTCCTTCTACAGAAGAATTTAGAAACAAGTATCCTGAAGTAACTAAATACGCTTCTATGCTTCGTGGAAAGATTCGTGGAAATGGTATGCATGCAGCGGGAGTTGTAGTTGCAAAAGACGATATTAGCAAATACGTTCCTATTGAAACACGCAAAGACCCAGATGATTCAGTATCTGGTCGTATTCCAGTTGTTGCTTACGATATGGAAGAAGCAGCAGACATTGGTTTGATTAAACTTGATGTGCTAGGACTTAAAACATTATCTGTAATTGATGATACATTAAAAACAATTGAGCATATTAAAAAGAAAAAGGTTGATCTTAAATCATTAACTCTTGATGACCCTAAAGTATTTGAAATGCTTTCAAATGGTTTTACAAAGGGTGTGTTTCAAGCAGAAGCAACACCATATACAAATCTTTTGATGAAAATGGGCGTTAGCACATTTGAAGACCTTGCAGCATCTAACGCACTTGTTCGTCCAGGTGCCATGAATACTGTGGGTGGAGCGTACATTCGTCGTAAAAAGGGTGATGAAATAATTACATACGCTCATCCAATTATGCATGAATTTACAGAACGTACATACGGAGTTATTATTTATCAAGAACAAGTTATGCAGGCTTGCGTACACCTAGGCGGTATGACTTGGATGGAAGCAGATAAAGTTCGTAAAATTATTGGAAAGAAGAAAGATGCAAAAGAATTTGATGTATACAAAGATCAATTTATTGAAGGTGCAAGCAAACACATTACGCCAGAAGATGCGGGTAAACTTTGGCATGACTTTGAGGCTCACGCAGGCTATTCTTTTAACCGTTCACATGCTATTGCTTATTCTATGTTATCGTATTATACTGCGTGGCTTAAGTGTTATTATCCATTGGAGTTTATGTTTGCCATACTCAAAAACGAAAAAGATAAAGATGCTCGTACGGACTATTTATTGGAAGCAAAGCGACTTGGCATTAAAGTACTCCTTCCCCATATTAATGAATCGGAGTTGGGGTTCAGTATTCAAGGCAACTCTATAAGGTTTGGTTTGTCTAACATTAAGTACATCTCCGACAATATTGGTAGCAAAATTATTGCTTTAAAGCCTTTTAAATCTTATGAAGATTTTACAGAAAAAGCAAAAGAAAAAAGCAGTGGCATTAATGCAAGAGCAATTGATTCACTTAACATGATTGGTGCTGCAGCGTTTTCAGATAATGCACGTAAGGGCACAGAAAATGAAAGCCTTTATGAATACTTGGGTATTCCAAAGTTTGATACTGGTCGTTTAAGTCCTGCAATTAAATCTCAAGTAAACCCACTTGAAGAATTTATTGAGCAAGGGTGTTTTGTATTACTTGCAATGGTTAAATCAATTAAAAAGGGAGCAGGCTGGAGCCGTGTAGAATTAGTTGATGACACAGGATCAGTTGGTATATTCCATAGTGAAAATACACAAATAGAGCCAGGCATGATGTATTTCTTTTTGGTAGGCGACAATAGAATTCATAAATATGTTACAATTGATGATGTTGTAGAAAAAAAAGATGAGCCTTTTGTACATTGGTTGTACAAAGACAAATTAAAAATTGATAGTGGTAAAAGGTTAGTACTTGATTTTACGCATTATAAAACAAAAGCCAACAAGATGATGGCACATATTATTCTTTCAGATTCAGAAAAGAATTTAGAAAGAGTTATTGCATTCCCTAAGATGTACACACAAGCACTTGGTAAAATGAAACCAGGACTTGTTTGTGATCCAGCGATTGCAAAAATGGAAGATGGAACATTATTTGTAAAGGAGGTGACAATATGACAGTAGAGGTAACAGGTACAGCCCCAGAAGGCACACCAGCAGCAGTAGTATCAGAAGACATGAAGAATGTTTCAATTACTCTAGAACAGATTACAGCAGCAATTATTAATAAGTTGGGCGTGGTTGAAGTAGATGTAGCAGATATTCTTCAAAACTATGCAGGCAAGACAATTTCAATTACCCATGATGATGAGAAGAATGTTCTTCTTTTTGAATTGGTTGATGCACCAGCAGAAAACGCATAATTGGAGTATAATGTAAATATGCACCAAGCGTATATATTGCAAGGTACGGAAAACGAATATCTTCTTGTTGTAAAATCAGAAGATGAAAAATTGATACGTAGTATCATTGTAGAACTTTTAGCCAGTCGTTCTACAGTTTTGCAGGAACTGGCTTACGAATTAGAGAAGAGTTTACATGACGATGTTAGCAGAAGAAATTCTAGCAAAACTAGATCCCAAGACAAGAGCAAGAGTTCAACTGGCAACAACAGTGGACGTAGAAAAACAAAAGACACCAAGCATAGGACTAAATCAGGCACTTAAGGGCGGGTTTGGATATGGCAGACAAGTACTAGTATGGGGAAATAAGTCTGCAGGTAAATCTTCGTTTTGTTTACAAATGATTGCAATAGCACAAAAAGAAGGCAAGGTTTGTGCTTGGATTGATGCAGAGGCATCTTATTCAGCAGATTGGGCTAGAAAGTTAGGCGTTGATTCTGATAAGTTAATTTACTCACCTGCTAAATCTATTAATGATATGGTTGATGTTGCACAACAACTTATGGAAGCAGGCGTTGACATTATTGTTGTAGACTCTATCTCTGCTTTATTGCCTGCTATTTATTTTGAAAAAGATAGTACAGATCTAAAGAAATTAGAAGATACTAAGCAAATTGGTGCAGAAGCAAAAGACATGACTCATGCAGTTAAAATGCTTAACTATGCAAATAAAAATACATTGCTTGTGCTTATATCACAACAACGTAATCAATTTGGCTCTATGCATGCATCTCATATTCCAACAGGTGGGATGGCTGTCAAGTTCTTTTCATCAACCGTAATTAAACTTTGGTCTTCTGAGGCTGAAGCAAATGCTATTAAAGCAGGCATTAAAGTTGGTGACAAAATCATTGAACAAAGAGTTGGCAGACCAGTAAATTGGATTGTTGACTACAATAAACTTGGACCACCAAATCTAGGTGGACAATATGATTTTTATTATCAAGGTGAATCTGTAGGGATTGATTTTGTTGGAGAAGTTCTTGATACATCTGAAATGATGGGAATAATTGAAAAAGGTGGAGCATGGTATACAGTCAATGGAGAACGTTTTCAAGGACGTGCAAAAACTGTAGCGTATTTACGGGAAAATCCAGATGTTGTAGACAACTTAGTAGGAAAAATAAATGTCAAATCTTGATGATTTTCTTGAAAGAAAAAAGCGTAAAAGGATTTTGGCGGACCTAGAAGAGATTGATGGTACCTATACTTGTCAAGATGATACTTGTCAAGAAACAGTTACTAGTGCATATTTTGATGTGAATGAAGATGCAATTGTTTGGTACTGTAGCAATAAACATGAATCAGAGGTAAAATTATAATGTCAGAACGTGGAGAAATTAAACGTGACGGAGCAAAAGGACAAAAAAATTCTGGTCGTGGCAATTACCAAAAGGGCGATGCTACCTGGCATAATTTTGTGGTGGATTATAAAGAGTATGCTAAATCAATCTCGATTTCAAAAGATATATGGGCAAAAATATGCACAGATACTTTTAAGGTTAGTAGGGATAAAAGCCCAGTACTTAAACTCGTCCTTGGTGGAGAAGGTGCTAAAACAAGACTTGCAGTAATAGAATGGGCCTTGCTAGAACAATTAATAGAATGTTGGGAGACACACAATGATTAAAGAAATTTTTATAACAACTTTAACTGGTATGGGTGTAGGTGCAGTATTTGCTGTATTTAAACTTCCAGTACCAGCACCACCTGTCTTTGCAGGTCTTATGGGCATTTTTGGCCTATGGCTTGGATATGGTTTGATTGCGAAGGTGTTTTAATGTCAGAAGAAATTATTAATGAATTGGGTTTAAAGAAAATTGATCTTGCAAGATATCAAGACAATGAATTTGCTGAATGGCATAAAATTGGTTTGGATAAAGGTTGGGTAAGTGAAGTTTTTTGTGATATGCATGAAGGTGGACCAATTACAGATGAAGAGGGAGAAGCAATTGATAGAGATGAACAACCTTGCCTTCCTCACGTTAGGGTGTGGTACTAATGTCAAAGTATGAAACTACTGATGTACATGAATGGCTAAATTTTGGATTTGATAAAGGCTGGATCAGTGATGTATTTTGTAACACTCATGATGCTGGTCCAGTAACAGATGAAGAAGAGGCTGAATGGGAAGAAGGAGGAGACCCTTGCATGCAATGCGTTAGGGTAATTGGAATTGAGTGATTCAACAATAGAACAGATTAGTTCATTAACCGAGTTTAATGATATGAAAGAGTTTATGAATGATAAAGATCTTGATTATGCTCTTGATTTAATTATTAAATTAATTGCTAAGCCAGATGTTCCTGCTACAAAAGCCCCAGATTTAATTGTTAAAATGCAAGCGTTATCTGCTAAGTTTGCAATGCTTTCTAGATTCTATACCACCTTTGAAAAGGGCGGGGAAAATGCAAAGAAGAAGAATGTATACTATACAGCAGAAGAAGCGATAAATAAATTAGTTGATGCTCTTAAGTATTCAGCAAGATACGGAGCATAAATGGGTCGCAAGATTATTGGTAATTTAAAATTTCAAAAATCACTTGAGGGTGGTTTTGATGTAAATGAGTTTGCACAAATGATGGAGGCTGCATACACAGATGTTGAACAAAGAGATTCTTTTACTCAAAAGAAAACATTTAGTCCTAGCACTATTGGTTATGGTCATGGTAACTGTGCTAGATATTGGTTCATTGCTTTTACTGGTGCGGAGTTTGAAGATAACTTCGATGCTATGGCTAGGGCTAACATGGATAACGGTACGGCTGCTCATGATCGCATACAGAAGGTCATGGCAAAAACAGGTGTCCTTAAAGCAACAGAAATTGAAATTACCAATGATGATCCACCAATTAGAGGTTTTGCAGACGCAATTATTGAATGGAACGGAAAAGAAGTAATTGGAGAAATTAAAACTGCTAAAGATGAGGTTTATTCTTTAAGACAGGCTGAAATGAAGCCATCTGGAAATCACTTGCTTCAAATTTTAACCTATATGAAGATTAGAAAAGCAGAACAAGGATTTTTGTATTATGAAAACAAAAACAATCAAGAGTATTTAATTATTCCAGTTAACATTAGTGAACGTAATAAGCAGATTATAAATGATGTATTTGATTGGCTAAGAACAACTTATGCTGCATACAAAGAAGGTACCTTGCCAAATAGAGCATTTACTAAATCTGTTTCAGCATGTAAATATTGTCCAGTTAAAAAGACATGTTGGAAAGAATTAGGTGATGGAGAAGTAATTATCCCAGCAATGGTGCCTCCAAAATGATATGTGCTTACGAAGAATGTAAAAAAGAGTTTACTCCTAAAACTCACAATCAAAAATATTGTTGTGACGAATGTTGCAGAACAGCAACTAATCAAAAGTTAAAGGATGCGTATTATGAAAAGAAAGCAAGGCTTGCAGGTAAACAAAGAATCTGCAAAAATAAAGGTTGCAATGTCGTACTTAGCAGATACAATTCAAACTCTACTTGTACTAAATGTGATGCGGATAAAGAAGAACTTAAGCGATTAGAATTGATTGCGATGGTGCGTAATGTCTCTGGCAAAACTGGTAAAGCCTAGATCAGAAAAAGTATTGGGTATAGATGCAAGTACTAATTCTATTGCTTTTTGCCTTATGGATGGCAAGACTCCAATTAAATGGGGGGAAATACAGTTTGAAGGAACAGATGTCTATCAAAGAATACTTGACGCAAAAAGAAAACTTAAAGCGTTCAAAAAAGAATTAAATACTGACTTTGTTGTTATTGAAGCAGCAATTTCAGTTAAGTCGGTACACACAGGAATTAAAATGGCATACGTGTTTGGTGCTATAATGGGGGAGTTATTAAATGATGGTATTGAAGTTGTTGAAGTCCATCCTATTACTTGGCAGTCCTATATTGGTAATAAAAATTTTACTAAGGCTGAGAAGTTACAGGTTAGAAAAGAATTTCCAGACAAGTCAGAAAGTTGGTACAAATCAAAAATCAGAGAAATTAGAAAATCAAAAACTATTGGATTTGCTAGTTCACTCGGTATTGAGACGGACTCAGACAACGTTGCGGATGCTATTGGAATTGCGTGGTATGCGGTAAATGAAGTTGTATGAATCTAAATCATGGCTTTGGGATAGATATGTTGTAAAAAAAATGAAAACTGTAGATATTGCAAAAGAAGCGGGATGTAGTCACATGACTATACAAAGAGCGTTAGAAAAGCATGGCATGATTAAACAACAAAGAAAGTGGACAAAATGATATTTAATAATAGGTCAGATGTTGAAAATATTGGTAAAAAAAATATTGATGTAAAAGAACATGATGATAATACTTATGCAAAAATGCTCAACATGTTTTATGTTGCTGTTGATAAAAACGATCATGGATTTGCTCCTCATGCAATAAACGATGGTTTTTGGGAAGCATGGATAACTTTATGGATGCACAAAAATGTTCAAGAAGGTTTTTCTGTTTGTGACATTGGTGCGAATCACGGATACTATTCTTTAATGTTGGCTTTTTCTGGATGCTCTATTGTGGACGCTTATGAGCCACAACCTAAACTAGTAAATTTAATAGAAAAATCTGTTACATTTAATAAGTTAAGTAATTTAAATGTTTTTGATTTAGCAATATCTAACAAGGATAAAGTTGATGGAAAAATGATTGTTCCAATTCATCATGGAATGAATGCAACATTAACTAAACCAGGATACATGCCAGATGGTTTTGAAGAAATAGAGGTAAAGTTAGCAACGCTTGATTCAATTAATAAAAAATATGATTTTATTAAGATGGATGCAGAAGGCGGAGAAGCAGATATTTGGCAAGGCATGCAAAATTATTTAATTAAGTATCCAAATACTTTAATTTTAATGGAGTGGCGATACGATAGGTACAAAAATCCTGAAGAATTTGCTAAAGACATTTTTGACAAATGTATTGTAACTAATGTAAATTTTGATGGTGAAGAAGAAAGCATTGATCTTGATAGATTATATACAAAGAAAAACGAGGATTGGATGTTAGTTTTAAGGAGCAAGCAATGACAGGTTACCCAAACAAAACAGGGTATCAATCTTGGATTACAGATCTTCAATTGATAGCCACAGGGGCACCGTCTGGAAATTTAATTATTTCCACATGCCTAGATATCATGGAAATGCTTATTAAAAAGAATGTTTCTTATGGGGATTCAGCACTTAGTCCAGTAAGAATATTTGCACAGTCTGATAATATTGAGCAAATTAAAATTAGAATTGATGACAAAATCAATCGTGTAAAAAACAATCAGGGTTTTGCTGGCGACAATGATATTGATGATTTGATTGGTTATTTAATCTTACTTAAAATTGCGATTGACAAAGACAGGGCAAAAGAGGTATAATTAACTATGCCTACATATGATTACGCATGTATAGAATGCGATGAAACGCTGGAAGTTGTTCGGGGTTATCATGACAGAGAATCAATCCCGCCTTGCCCAAAGTGTGGTTACGGAATGGCAAGAGTATACAACGCACCAGGAATTCAATTTAAGGGTTCTGGTTTTTATAGCACAGGGGGATAAGTGTCAGAGTTAGAAATTGCAAGCCAGTTTGATCAAATGAACAAAGTTATGGCAGAAATCTTAAAGGGTTCTACCCCATCTTCTGTTGCAAAAAAGTTTGAATTAACTCGTGTACAAGTAGAAAATCATGTAACAACATGGAGGTCTATGGTGCAAGATAACAAGGCTATTCGTGAACGTGCAAAAGAAGCACTTGCTGGAGCAGACGAACATTACTCTATGCTTATTAAAGAGGCGTGGGATGTTGTTGAAGAAGCAGGCGTGGCAGCAGAATTAAATACAAAAAACGCTGCATTAAAATTAATTGCTGACATAGAAGCAAAACGAATTGATATGCTTAATAAAGCAGGAGTGCTAGAAGACAATAGTGTTGCTGATCAAATTATTGAGTCTGAAAGAAAACAGCAAATATTAGTAGAAATATTAAGAGATGTTACTTCGTCTTGTGATAAATGTAAATGGGAAGTATCAAGAAGATTGCAAGAAGTAACGGGGCAAGTTGAAGCGGTTGTAATCAGTGACTGATTTTAATGTATTCCTTGATGCTCTAGAAGGCGATGAATTTGAAGAAAAGCCAGCACCGCTTGAAGAGTTTGTTACAAGCAAAAATTATTTAGGTTTACCACCACTTTCAGAATATCAATACACAATGATTAAAGCATCCACGCAAATTTATAAGCGTGAGACACTTCATAACCTTTATGGTAAAGAAGAAGGCGAAAAAATATTTAAACAAACTTGTAATGAAGTTATATTGCAGTTAGGTAAAGGATCTGGAAAAGATTACACTTCAACAATTGCTTGTGCATATATGGTGCACTTACTTCTTTGTCTTGCTGATCCAGCAAAATATTTTGGTAAACCACCAGGAGATGCAATTGATATTATTAACATTGCTATTAACGCAGTTCAGGCTAACAGAGTTTTCTTTAAAGGATTTAATCAACGCATTGAAAAATCACCTTGGTTTCAAGGAAAATATATTGCCAAAGCAAACATGGTGGAGTTTGATAAATCTGTAACAGTTCACTCAGGTCACTCAGAGCGTGAGGCATGGGAAGGGTACAACGTTCTTGTTGTAATTCTTGATGAAATTTCAGGTTTTGATCTTGATTCAACCTCTGGAAACGAACAAGCAAAAACAGCATCATCTATTTACAAGATGTATCGTGCATCAGTTAACTCACGTTTTCCAGACTTTGGTAAAGTAATCTTACTTTCATTTCCACGTTTTAAAATGGATTATATTCAACAAAGGTATGAAGAAGTTATTGCTGAAAAAGAAGTTGTTGTAAGAACACATAAGTTTAAGGTAGATCCAGAACTTCCCGACGGGACTGAAGGAAATGAATTTGATATGGAATGGGAAGAAGACCACATTGTTTCATATAAAATTCCTAGAGTCTATGCCCTAAAACGTCCAACTTGGGATATTAATCCAACACGTAAAATTGAAGATTTTACCATTGACTTTTATACAGACCCACTAGATGCTTTATCTCGTTTTGCTTGTATGCCACCAGAAGCAGTAGATGCATTTTTTAGATCAAGGCCTTTAATTGAAAAAGCATTTAGTAATCCAAAAACTAATGTAGATTCTTCTGGAAGATTTGCTGATGATTTTAAGCCAAAACAAAACACTAAATATTTTGTTCACGTTGACCTTGCACAAAAACATGACCATTGTGCAGTAGCATTAAGTCACGTAGATGGCTGGGTGTCAATGAAAATTGGTACTCAAATGAAAGAAGCAGCACCAAGAATTGTGGTGGATGCAGTTAGATTTTGGACACCTACAAAAGAAAAATCTGTTGACTTTGAAGATGTTAAAAATTATATTATTGAATTAAAAGAAAAAGGTTTTGATCTTAAAATTGTTACATTTGACCGATGGAATTCGCATGACATGATGCAACAATTAAAACAATATGGAATCAATACTGAATTACTTTCTGTTGCTAAAAAACATTATGAAGATATGTCTCTTTGTTTAATGGAAGAAAGAGTTTATGGACCAAGAATTCAACTTTTGATTGATGAATTGCTTCAATTGCGTATTGTAAGAGATAAGGTAGACCACCCAAGAAAAGGTTCCAAGGACCTTTCTGATGCCGTTTGCGGGGCTGTCTACAACGCAACTGCACACACACCAAGAGACCTTAACGGAGAAGTAGATATCTATACTTATTCTGGCGTATTTAGTGAAGAATTAGATCAATTGCGAGAAGAATCTGAAGCAAGACTTAAGAACAATAAAACAATTAGACTTCCAGATAGATTAGATATGCCTACAAATTTGCGGGAGTTTATGGGTATACAAGAAGAAGAAGATGAATTCCCTATTGACAGCATGAGAATACTCTGATAGACTCCATCTATGATAGCAAACGGAACAATGAAAACTATAGAAGACAGCGAAGATATTTATATTTCTTTAACACAACTTTGCGATTACTTTACTCAATCTGCAGTAAATATGCAAAAAGAAGTTGAAGAGATTGATCCTAAATCCAGAGAGTATGCAAAAGGATTACTTGACATGATGTACACAATTGCAGATGAAATGGTGCAACTTGGTAAATTTGAAGCACAACGCAGACTTATTAATAGTCCCGAAGATCTTTTAAAAATGATTGACAACAATCCATTTGGTAAGGTAGAATAACTTTATTCAATGGCCCATAACTCAGTTGGTAGAGTGCCGAACTGTTAATTCGGATGTCCCAGGATCGAAACCTGGTGGGCCAGCAAATTATCAATAACCTAGTAGAAAGAGTATAATTATGAATATGACTGAAGAAACAGCAGTAGAAGAAGTTAAAGAATTTACACTAGGCCCTACAACAAGATGTGACCAATGTTCTGCTGAAGCATTAGTTTTGGTCAAAGGTGTTACGGGAGAACTTATGTTCTGCAAACACCATTACGAAAAAAATGAAGTCGCTTTAATCAAGTTTGCCTACGAGGTAATTGATGAGCGTGAAAAGTTGATCGAACAAAAAAATCTCGGTCCAAATTACTAACCACCAACTAACAAAGGAAAAATAATAATGAAGTTCAAGAAATTGATTTCAGCCGTTGTGCTGTTCATTTCAGCATTTTTTGGTCTTGCACCAGCACATGCTGATTATCCAGTATCATTTACACCAGTTGTAAATAAAGTTGTTGCAACACCAGTTGTAGTTGCAAATAACTATCCAGTATCATTTACTGTAGTATCACCTTATGCAAATATTAAACCAGTTACTCTTTCGCTATCTGCAACAACTGCACCAGCAAATGTGCCTGCACAAATTGCTGCATTAAAAGTAACTCCAACTTTAGTTACATTTAATATTTCAAAGAAGTAAAAGGTTTGCATCAGTAGCCAAGTTGGTTAAGGCCCCGAACTCATAATTCGGTTATTCGTAGGTTCAAGTCCTACCTGATGTACAAGGCTATAAACGACACAACTTAGGATGTTATAGTTACATATACACCCGAAACTCGGAAGAGTGGCGTGTGAGACAGATACAGCATGTACGTCATGTGCAACTGGAAGTCGCCATCGTTTATAGCCCCTGCGGATGTTGCATATTGGTAGTGCCTCTGCCTTCCAAGCAGAAGGGGTCAGTTCGATTCTGATCATCCGCTCTTTAGTCCCAGATCGTCTAACGGTAGGACACCGCCCTTTGGAGGCGGGTATCTTGGTTCGAATCCAGGTCAGGGAGCAATTGTTATAATAGAAAATAAGGTATAATGTAAATATGGAAACAAAAAAATGTGTAACTTGCGGGTGTGATGATCTAGGTAATGATCATCATTATATTTCAGACACAGAAAAGTGCAACTCTTGCATTGATAAAGGTCAAGGACCTTGTTGGGAAGGCTATCAGTATGCTGGAACAAAAGAACAAAATGGAAAGACTGTACCTAATTGCATTCCCGTAAAAAAGGCTGATGGATATCAACCAAATGCTGGAATGAAAGCAGCAGCAAAACGTGCATTAAAATGGAAAGAAGAAGGCAAGGCAAATGGAGCAGGTACTTCAGTAGGCTGGGGTCGTGCAACCGATATTGTTGCAGGAAGATCAATGTCTCTTGATACAGTAAAACGAATGTATTCTTTTTTTTCTCGCCACGAAGTTGATAAAAAAGGCAAAGATTGGGACAAACCATCACACGGAAAAATTATGTGGAACGCATGGGGTGGAGATGCAGGTTACGCTTGGTCTCGTGCAATTGTTGCCAAAGAAGATAAGATTGCAAAAGAAATTTGGAGAGGTGCTTTTTCTCCAAATATAAAAAATGGAAATTAATAAAGAATCAGCGGGTGCTGGCAGAATTTCTGGTGGCGTAGGTTGGTCAATAGAATTTAATACACCAGATTGTCAACATGGATGGGCAGTATTAAAAGGCGGAACTGGTCAATCAATTGGATGTTTTACAAGTGAATCAGAAGCACAAAAAGCATTAGAAGCACTTGCAGTTACAGAACCAATAATTAATAAAACATTGCCAGAACAAGATGGAATTGGTGCATTAAGTTTTTGGAATGGTGCATTTGCTCCTGTTATGGGATCAGAAATGCAAGACATGAGATACAATTCAACATACAACACACCCCCACAGAAAGATGGACAGCCATCAGCGGGGTACGGAAACCGATCAGATAAACACGGTAGATCTAATTCATAGTTTGTGATATAATATATATACAGGATGCCGTTAGGGTCCTGAATCTAACTAACTCGCTGAAAAGGAGCAAGTAACATGACAAATCTAACATACACAACAAATCCATTTGCACAAATTCAAACCATTTTTAATGACCCATTTTTCCTGGGTTTTGGTGATCAATTTGTAAGATGGGAAACAAATAAGAAAACAACATCGCAGTTTCCCCCATATAATGTAAAGAAGGTTGACGAGGACAATTACACAATTGAACTTGCAGTTGCGGGATATTCCCGTGAAGACCTTGAAATTAAGGTGGAAAAAGATACTCTAACAATCAAGAGTGAAAAAGAAAAAGACGAAAAATCTGATTTCTTACATCGAGGCATTGCTGGACGTAACTTTACTCAACATTTTACATTGGGTGAATATATGGTTGTTAAGTCTGCTTCACTTGAGAATGGATTGCTTTCAATCAATATTGAACGTGAACTTCCAGAGGAAGCCAAACCTAAGACTATCAAAATAAAGTAATGATATAATTAAATCCTGCACCC